ACAAAAAGTAATTAGCTACCCATTCGGTGCTGCTCAATCTTTTACGGCTGCTGCTAGTGGAACTGTTGCAGTTACATTATCTAACCAATTAGCGTATATGAGCGCTGCTCCAACGTTAACTGCTGCTACAACTTTAAGTTTCACAGCTGCAAGTTCATTAAAAGCAGGTGCAATGTTATTCGTTGTAGTTAAAACAACTGCTGAGGAAGTAGTAACATTTGCAGGCGCGGTTACTTCATCAACTGTTGCAGGTGTAGCCGGTAAAACTTGGTCACAAGGTTTCTTATACAATGGTACAAAATACTATCCTGTTGGAGCAAAACAACAGGTAGATTAATAAATAAACAAATAACAATAACAATTAAAAACAAAAAACAATGGCTTTAGACAGAGAACAATGGTTAGCTGACATACAGGAGAACCTTTTCAAAAACAATGCAATTATTAATCGTGCGGTTAACCACGATGGTTTCGTAAACTATAAAACAGTTCACGTTCCACAAGCAGGAGCAAATCCTACAATTACTAAAAACTTAGGTTCGTTTCCAGCTACTATCTCTCAAAGAACTGATAGTGAATTAACTTACTCTATGGACACTTACTATGTTGAGCCTATCCATATCGAGCGTGGTCAAGAAACAGCGTTTATATCTTATGACAAACGTATGTCTATTTTATCACAAAACATCAATACTTTAGAGGAAGTATTAACTAATCAAGCATTATACAAATGGGCTCCTAACGGTGCTGGTACTTTCGTTAAAACAACTGGTTCAGCTGTTTCAACTGCTTTAGCACCATCTGCTACATCAACTCGTTTAGCAATTACTTTAGCTGATATTTTATCTGCAAAAGCAATATTAGACGCTGCAAATGTACCACAAGAGGGACGTATTTTAGTTATGCCATCAAGTATGTATAACGGTCAGTTATTAGCAATTAGCGATGTTTATTCTCAACAAGTTTACGGACAGTCTGCATTACCTAGTGGTGTTGTTAACCGTATTCATGGTTTTGATATTATGGTACGTTCAACTGTTGTTGTTTACGATAACACATCAACTCCTGTAATCAAAACAATTAGTGACGCTGGCGCTCCATCTTCTCCTGCTGCAACTGATAACTTAGCTTGTTTAGCTTACCACCCATCTTTTGTTGCTAAAGCAAAAGGAAACGCTGATGTTTTCATCAACGAAAATGATCCTGCTTACTACGGGTCTATTGTATCTGCATTACAGTTATTTGGAGCATCTAAAATGCGTACATCTCAAACTGGAATTGTAGCTATCGTACAAGCTAACTAGTATTAATCTTTAAGGGGTTGGTGTAGTGCCAACCCTTTATTAAATCCCTTATAAAATGGAATTATCAAAAGCAAAAGAATTAGCAGCTGGCTATTTATTAAACAAGGAAAATAAAGTGGTTATTATCACTTCAAACTTTGGTGTTTTTTTAAATAACGAAGAGTCACAAATAGCTGAGTATGCTAAGAACAATAATTTAGACCACTTTGTTTTTAGAAACGAAGAGGAAGTAAAAACTGAAACTAAAAAAACTAAAAAATAATGGCAAACAACGATGTAACGTTTGTAAAAAAACAAGGCGGATTAGGTAGACCCTTAGCAGGCGAAGACCACATCTCTGGTTTGTTATTTTATAGCGATGCAACTTTACCTACAGGTTTTGATGCATCAAATAGAATTAAAAAAATATTTTCAGTTGTTGAAGCTGAGGATTTAGGAATTACAAATGCAAGTTTAGGCGAAACAAAAGCGGTTTCTAAATTAGCATTAAGTGGCACACCTGCTGCAGGCGATACAGTTGCTATTGTTTACACAGGTATTGAAGGAGCTGTCGATGTATTGGCAACTTACACTTTAGTAACAGCCGATGCTGTAAGTGTTACAACTGCTGCAGCTGCTCTAGTTGTTGCAATTAACGCTAAAACAGGAGTTCATGGCTTTACAGCTACGAGTTCAGTAGGCGAAGTATTAATCACTACAAAAGCAGGAGAAGGTATTTTTCCAAATACAGGTACACCATACTCATCTACTATCACAGGTGGAACTGTTGGTGCATGGACACAGCCAACAGGTTCAGGCTCTACTGTATTAGGTGTTTCAAGTGATATTGATATTTTATATTACCATATTTCTGAATACTTTAGAGTACAACCTAAAGGACAGTTATTCGTTGGTATTTATGCAGTTGCTGATGCTACTACATTTGCGAGCGTTACATTAATGCAAAACTTTGCAGCAGGTAAAATTCGCCAAATGGGTATCTACCAAAAGACAACTACATTTGCAGGAACACAAGTAACATCTTTACAGGCTATTGTTAACACTAATACAGCAGTTCACAAACCGTTAGAGGTTATCTACCAAGGTAAGATGACTAGTGCAAATACATTGGCAGGATTAGCTGACATGAGAGCTTTAAACGCTCCAAATGTATCAGTTGTTTTAGGTCAAGATGGCGCTGCTAAAGGTTACAAACTTTGGAAAGCTACTGCTATTTCAATTGGTTGTTTAGGTACAACTTTAGGCGCTGTATCTTTTGCAAAAGTAAATGAGGATATTGCTTGGATAGGTAAATTTAATTTATCGAATGTTGAGTTTGATACATTAGCTTATGCAAATGGAGATGTTTATTCAGCTCAATCTGATGGCACTATTTCAAACATTAATACTTTAGGTTATATCGCATTAGTTAAACAAATTGGTATTGAAGGAAGTTATTTTAACGACTCACATACAGCTGTTGCTTTAACAAGTGACTTTGCTTATATCGAGCCTAACAGAACTTTCAATAAAGCAATTAGAGGTTTAAGAACTTTTATTTTGCCACAATTAGCAAGCCCTATCGACTTAAATGCTGATGGTACATTGACAGAAGGATTGATTGGATATTATGAAACACTTTGCGCTCGTGCTTTGGAAACAATGCAAAGAGATGGCGAAATTTCTGCTTATTCAGTTACTATTGACCCATCTCAAAATGTATTAAGTACAAGTACTTTAGAGATTAGTGTTGCTATTGTACCTAAAGGAGTTGCTCGTCAAATAGTAGTTAACGTTGGTTTCACTTTATCAATATAATAAGACATGGGAATATTAATCACACCGTTAATTAACGGAAAGAGTTATGAATGGTCAGACATTCAAGTAATGATATTAGGTGTGCCTGTTACAGGCATTACCAATATCGAGTATGAAGAGAAACAAGCAATGGAGAATATCTATGGAGCTGGCGAAAACGTTGTATCTCGTGGGTATGGCAAAGTAGAACCAACTGCAAAGATTACTTTATTGATGGAAGAGGTTGAGAACATCATGTCGGTTGCACCGTTCGGACGTTTAAACAAAATTCCTGAGTTTGATATCGTGGTTGTTTATTTAGATGATGCTTTAACTTTAAGAAAGCATAAAATACGCAATGTACGTTTCACAGGAAACAACCGTAAATCAAACACAGGTGATACTTCAATTCCAGTTGATTTAGATTTAATTATTTCGCATATTGAATGGATTAGTTAACCAATTTTTTAGTATATTTGCATAACCTTAAAAAAACATTATGCAAGACGAAAAAATTATTACTGATTTAAAAAACAAGTACGGAAAAGTTTATACAATTACAGTCCCTTTAGATGAAGATGATTCGGATAAAGTAGCTGTAATTTATTTAAAGAAACCCGACAAAAGTGTACGTTCTTTAGTAACAAAATTTGCAAGTACGGGAAACTTTGATAAAGCTGTAGAAGCTGCGTTAAAAAACCTTTACATAGGTGGCGATAACTTAGATTTAATCACTAAAAATGATGATGCTATGGCTGCTTGTGAGGATGTAATTGCTGAAATGTTAACAGTACAAAAAGCAACTTTAAAAAAAAATTAGAAGAGTATAAGGATGAAATTGAAGCCGATGAGATAGCAAAAAACAATGCACTTATCGGCTTTTATTATAGAATAGACCCAAACACTTTAACGGATAACCAATGGTGTAAAAAAGTTGCTGAGATGCAATGGGTTTTAAAGTTTAACGGAACATTGACCGCAATAGATGGCAAATAAATTAGAGTACACGCTAAGTCTTAAAGACCAATTCACTTCTAAATTGAGAAGTGCTGAAAGTTCCACGTCTAAACTAGATAGTAAAATGTCTAAATTAGGCGGAATGGTTGCTGGCGCTTTCTCTGTAGGTGCTGTAGTTGCCTTTGGTAGCAAGG